CAACACTGATAATATGTTCTACAAAAGAGCAGTTGAAATTGTAAAGACACGCAGAGATCCTCTCGCAAAGTTTCTTGGAGACGAGAAATGATGTACGAACAAGAAGAGTTTATTACACGTTCTGAAGTTCAGGAGATGATCGATGCAGCAATACGACGACACAACCGTAATGCTTCTATCATTAGTATGTGCGTCGGTTGGGTGGTTCTTGCTTTATTTGCTGAGGGACTTTTGAGATTGGTTGGAGTTATTCCTCCTTTACTGCCATGGCTCAAAATTACTCTGAACTAATCTATTTGGTTCCGTGGTTTGTTCTTTTAGTTATTTCTATATCAATGTTTGTACAGGGATGGATGATTATGAATGCTCATTACGGGTATTCAAAAAGTCCAAAAGTCAAACACCCAGAATTAAACGACGTTAAGGCAGGAGATCCTTTACTGGTGATTAGATTTACAGAAGAAGATTTACAAGAACTACATCAAAGAATTCTTCAGCAAAAAATGGATGAACTCTTTGAGGAACCATCTACTTACGAGGATGAGGAAGATGACTAAACTCATATATACAACGATGGCTGTTTTTGGGGTCATTGGAATTTTTGTGATCTGGGGATTAAATCACGCTTATCCGCAATAGGAGTTAATGGATGAAGATTTTTCTAGATACTGCTGATGTTTCACTAATTAAACCAGCATATGAGACAGGAATACTAGATGGTGTCACTACAAATCCATCACTTATTCTCAAAAGTGGTAGACAACTTTTACAAGTTATTCAAGAGATCGCAACAGACTTTCCAAACTTGAATAGTATTTCTGCAGAAGTTGTTGCAGATACTTCAGAGGAAATGCTTTCTGAAGCACAAAAGTATTATTCAATTGCACCTGCAGTTACGATTAAAGTTCCTTGCACAGTGGAGGGACTTAAAGCTTGCAAGTTCCTTTCTGATAGAGGAATTCAAACTAACGTAACATTGGTATTTTCAGTTGCTCAAGCAATTCTTGCATCCAAAGCAGGAGCAACATTCATCTCACCTTTCGTAGGTCGTTGGATGGATAACTCAATTGATGGGATCGAGTTGATCAAAAATATCCGTAAGGCATTTGATTACTCTGGAACAAAAACACAAATCCTTGCTGCATCTCTTCGTGATGTTAGACAAGTGGAACAATCTGCATTGAATGGTGCTGATGTAGTTACTATTCCACCAATTGTATTTTGGGGAATGTATAAGAACATTATGACTGATAAGGGTTTAGAACTTTTCCAGAAGGATTGGGAAGAAGTTATTAAAAATCAAGAAAATAAATGAAACCTGAACACCAGTGTTGGAACTTTGTAATGTCTTCTTTTGCTAGAATTTATGGAGTTCCTCGTATGAAAAGTGACGAAAGAATTCATACATTCGCATTAGAATGGTGTGATGAAAACAATTATACTTGTGATATTCATTTGGATGATCTAAGAAAAGTTGATGCTTATTTTAAACAACAATACGAAACTTGGGAGGGTTAAATGAAAGTAGGACTGATCGGATTGGGACGTATGGGCGAAGGTATGTCTCGCCGCATGATGAAAGCAGGAATAGAAGTTTGGGGTTATCGGAGGAATTATGAAAAAGCAAACGAAGCCTTTGAAAAGGGATTTGTGGATGGAATTACAACTACTATTGAAAATCTTGTTAAAGTAGTTAAACAAAATAAAAACGGCAAATATCAACCAGGTATATTCCAAATGGTTGTTCCTGCCGAAACAGTAGAGGAGACGATCAATGAGTTACTACGATATTGTAGTGAAGGAGATATTATTATTGATCATGGCAATAGCAATTTTAAAGACAGTAGGAAAAGAGCAGAACGTCTGGCAAAACTTGGTATCCAATATATTGATTGTGGTACTAGCGGCGGTGTTTATGGTTTGGATCGTGGATACTGTCTTATGGTTGGCGGCGGAAATACTGCGGTCTCCACTTGTTCGCGCATTTTTAATGCCCTTGCCCCAGGAATCAATGCTGCCCCAAGGACTCAATTTGACTCACCTATAACTTCTGCCGAGTATGGTTGGTTACATTGTGGTGGTCCTGGAGCAGGTCACTTTGTAAAAATGGTGCATAATGGTATTGAGTATGGTATTATGCAGGCATATGCTGAGGGATTTAATATTATTAAGAACGCCAATGCTGGTGTAAAATATGTTAAAGAAGGAGATGCGGAGGTCGCCCCAATGGTGGATCCAGAAAGCTACTGTTATGATATTGATGTTGCTGAGGTGGCTGAGTTATGGCGTCGCGGTAGCGTTGTTGGTTCTTGGTTACTCGATCTTACTGCTGATGTGCTTCGCCGCGATCCAGAGCTTAAACAGTTCTCTGGAGGTGTATCCGACAGTGGTGAGGGTCGCTGGACAGTTACTGCCGCTGTGGATCTGGGGATTCCCGCTCCTGTTATCACCACTGCGCTCTATGAAAGATTTAATTCACGCGGTCTTGGTGCTTTCGCGTCCAAGGTTCTGAATGGTATGCGTTATATGTTTGGGGGTCATCATGTTAGGTAAAGCACTTATTTTTATTGCAATTCCTTTTGTATTATCTACTCTTTATTTTGGAACTAGAGGTGGATACTATGATTCTAAAGACTACAAGGGGAACGGTACAGCACATTAGTCTTGACAAACCGCATACATAGTCTTATGATACTTTTGTCGGTTGGGGAACGAAAATGTTTCATCTAGTAGAAACACTAGCCGCAAGTAAATTCTTTCTTTTTCTTTGTGGATTTGGATTGACAATCGTTCCCTTTGCTGGTATTATGTTTATACACAGAGACAAATAACGGGGTGTAGCGCAGCTTGGTAGCGCGGTTGCTTTGGGAGCAATAGGTCGCAGGTTCGAATCCTGTCACCCCGACTCATAAACTTCACTTTATGAAAATGAATTCAGAACTTTCAGATCTCCAAAAATTTACAGTCGAAGAGTTTCAAGCAGATTTTGATAATTTAATGAATAGAGTAGAACAAGGCGAATCTTTTATCATAACTAGCGAGCACGGTAACGCAGTTATGGTTCCATATAAAGAAGTCATACAGATACTGAATGATTCTGATGTAGATGAAGATGTGATACGAATACACACAGACCACGAAGAAGCATCTTGACAAAGCGTTCCAGATCCGCTATTATAGATCTGGATTCACGGGAGTATAGCTTAATGGTTAGAGCGGGCTCCTTATAAGGGCTTAGTCTGGGTTCAACTCCCAGTATTCCCACCTCGCTCCTTTAGCAATCTGGTGAATGCAGCGAACTCATAATTCGCCTGAGGCGTGTTCGATCCACGCAAGGAGCATGGACAGTTTCAAAACTGTCCTACTTGACTTCCAACAAGTTCTTTAATATAATAACAAAGTCAATAATCGAAACAATGACTCTCACAGCAAAATTCAAGAAAGATGTCCAAACCCTTCGTGGTGCAGCAAATGGCGATTTCTACCTTGATGTAAAGAATCCGAAACTCTACAAAAAGGTTCGTCGGTACTATGAGAACGAAGGTGTAGTGTTCTCTGGTGATCCTCTGGATGATTATGAAATGCTAATGGAATACGTTCTTGCTGATCTTGAATCTATTGAAGTCGCATAAAATTTAATACCTTTGAAACCTTTTATCTTTTCTTATCATTGGAATGGTCGTTTTGGAAACAGAATGCATCAATATGCATATGGAATGACATATGCAAAAAAATACAATATAGATTTCATTCTTCCTTCTAAATGGGAAGGCACTAAACTATTTAAAACTGAAAATAAAATTTTATCTGAAGATATTCAAAATGAATTGTATATTGCAGATAAACAAAAAAATTCAAATGATTCAAGAAAAGAAGTAATTAAAACTCATTTTCCTAACGCAACATTCATAGATCCAGAAAATCCTTTTGAAAATTATAAGTTTTCAAAAAGACCAGTAGGATTTGATAATGTTTGTGCATACGACCAGTCAATTTTTTCAAAAATGTCTAAAAAATATCTTTTAGAAATTTTTGAATTTTCAGATGAGGTAAAAAATACCGAATCCTACAAATATTGGGAAAATAAATCGGGTACTTATAATATAGTTCATCTTAGAAGAGATGATATTTCTAATCCAGAATATAATAAAAATAATGTTCAAGGATATTCAGTAATTTCAAAATCTTCTTATGAGAATGCTATTTTAGAAAATGGATTCGATTTATCTAAATTTGAATGGACATCGGATGATTATAAAAGAAAATGGCATACCGATAGAGTAATTGATGAGAAATTTGGATGGAAATATCCAGAAGGATCTCAATACAGACCTGGAAAAATTTTTGATTGGTTAGAAGATTTTTTAAGACTTTATTTTGCTAGAACTATCTTTAGAGCAAATAGTAGTTTTAGTTGGTGGGCAGCTTTTCTATCTCCTACTGCTACTGTTTATAGTCCAGTTCTAGATAAAAGTTTGATTTATGGTGTAGATGGATTAGAAGAAATTGATGTTAACTTTGTAGAAGGAAATCATCCACATTGGATGTATGGTGTAGAAGACATTTTTATTAATGATTAAATAGTCTCGGAGTAGACTATAAACTCTGCCCTGGTCGGGAGCAAACCCCTTTATGTCAAACACTAGTATCTTAAGATACATTGGAAACCTTCTTCTCATTATTGGTTATCAAATCATGTTATGGGGAGATTTTAAATATGGACTAGTGGTAAAGTTTATTGGTGGCGCTTTAACAATACCATTTGCAATAAAATTAAAACTCTATGATGTTTTAGTTTTATGCGTATTCTTCTCCGTGAATGAATTAGCAAAATTAACCCAACTTTTCTTAGTTTCGTAAAACTAAGTGGTGGAGTCAAAATGACCCCTATGAGTTTCTTGCTTCTCTCAAGAGCAAGTGGTGCGGATGGGACTCTCTCCCGCCTGGTTTCCAATTTCCAGATAAAAAATTGGTGGCGAGCCTGAGTTACATAAGATGGGTTGCATAAACCCATCTTTTTTTGTATAATACATATTAAAGGATTTTTTTGTTGTTTATGGGACAATATGTAAAAAAAGCACTTGTTTTGGGTGCTGGTGGTTTCATTGGAAGCCACATGGTAAAAAGACTTCGATCTGAAGGTTATTGGGTTCGTGGTGTAGACCTTAAGTATCCAGAGTTTTCTATTTCTCAAGCGGATGAATTCATCCAAGGCGATCTTCGAGATATGAGTTTTGTTCGTCGTGTTCTTGAATTTAAAGGAGAGCAGGGAAACTTCTATAACTCAGTGCCTTATCGTTACATTCTTCCTTTTCATGAAATCTATCAGTTTGCTGCTGATATGGGTGGTGCTGGATTTGTTTTCACTGGAGAAAACGATGCAGACATTATGCACAACTCTGCAACAATCAATTTGAACGTTCTTGAGGCTCAACGTCAATTGAATGAAACTTTTGATGGTGTTGATAATGGTACAGCATGTGTTCGCCCAGTATTAGACTACCAAACTAAAATTTTCTATTCTAGTTCTGCTTGCATGTATCCAGAACATAATCAACTCGATCCCGATAATCCAGATTGCCGTGAAGAATCAGCATACCCAGCAGCACCCGATTCTGAATATGGTTGGGAGAAGTTGTTCTCAGAGCGATTGTTTTTCGCTTATTCTCGTAATTATGGGATCCCTGTTCGGGTTGCTAGGTATCATAATATCTTTGGACCAGAAGGAACTTGGGAAGGTGGACGTGAGAAAGCACCCGCAGCAATCTGTCGCAAAGTAGCTTATCTTCCACAGGAAGGTGGAACCATCGATGTGTGGGGAGACGGGTTACAAACTCGTTCCTTCCTGTATATTGATGAATGTATCGAAGCAACCCGCAGACTAATGGATAGTAATTTCATCGGACCCATTAATATTGGTTCTGAAGAAATGGTTACTATCAATCAACTTGTTGATATTGCTGCTAAAGTTGCAGATAAGGTTGTAGAAAAGAATCATATTGATGGACCTCTTGGAGTTCGTGGTCGCAATTCCAACAATGGTCTTATCCGTCAAAAACTTGGTTGGGATTACAGTATGACTTTAGAAGAAGGTATTGAAAAAACATATAATTGGATCAACTCCCAATTAAAAAAATAAATATAATTCAATACGAAAGAATATATGAAAATTATAATTCCAATGTCTGGTATGAGCAGCAGATTTTCTGCTGCTGGATACACTGAACCCAAATACTTAATTGAAGTAGATGGAAAAACGGTAATAGAACATATCGTAGATCTTTTTCCGAAAGATTCCGAATTTGTTTTTATAGTAAATGATATTCATTCTAAGACTACAAATATTCAAGAAGTTTTAAATGATTTAGTTGAAAATAAAACTATTCTAAGCATACCATCTCACAAATTGGGTCCAGTTTATACGGTATCAAAAATTTTTGATATTATTGAAGATGATGAGCAAGTCATAATAAATTATTGTGATTTCTCAATGTACTGGAATTACAATGAATTTGAGCAGTTTGTAAACGATACTCAATGTGATGGAGCAGTAGTTTGTTATACTGGATTCCATCCACATATGCTGGGTAGTGATAATTATGCATTTTGTAAAGTAGAGGATAATAATAGAATAGTAGAAATTAGAGAAAAGCAACCATTTACAGACGATAAAATGTCTGAATTTGCATCTACTGGAACCTACTATTTTAAAAAAGGTTCTTATGTAAAAAAATATTTCCAGCAATTAATGGATGAAGATGACAATATTAATGGGGAGTATTATGTAAGTTTAATTTATAATTTGCTTAATAACGATCAATTAAACTCTTTTGTTTTTGAAGTTCCTCACATGTTGCAGTGGGGAACTCCTTCGGACTTAGATTTTTATAGAAAGTGGTCTTCTTATAATATTAAAACTTTATTTCAAAGACCAAATGCAGTTTTAGTTGATGCTGTTACAATACTTTCTATGGCAGGTGCTGGAAGTAGATTTAAATCCGAAGGATATGATTTACCAAAACCATTCATTTCAATTAATGGAAAAAGAATGGTAGATCAAGCGGTAAGGTGTTTACCAAGAACAGATGAAGTAATATATGGATGTTTAAAGGATCATAAAGACTTAACTGATTTGGATGGAGAAATAGTTTGGATTGATGAAATTCTTCAAGGTCAGGCTTGCACTTGTGAGAAAATATTAGAAAATATTGATTCAAAATTGGCAGTTTTAATTTCTGCTTGTGATAATGGGGTTTTCTATGATCCGTTTGAATTTACTGATTTAGTAAATGATGAATCTAATGATATTATAGTCTGGAGTTATACTAAAAATTATGCCAGTAAATATAATCCAAATATGTATTCTTGGTTAGATATTGATTCTAATGGTAATATTACAAAAGTAAATGTTAAAGAATTTAAAGGAGATGATCCATTAAAGGGGAATGCTATTGTTGGAACTATGTTCTTTAGAAATAAAGAAAAGTTTATTGAACCACTAAAGAATCTTTACTCTACTAATACTACAACAAATGGAGAATATTATGTAGATAATCTAATTAATTCTGCTATTGAAATGGGATATAAAGTTAAAAACTTTACCGTTGATGAATATATTTGTTGGGGAACTCCCAATGATTTAAAAACTTACGAATATTGGCAAAGATTTTTTGATAAAGCTGATTGGCATCCTTATGAGTATTCAAAAGACTATTTTACCAATTGAATATTGGAATTCTGGAAGAACTAGACTGATCAAAGAAAAAGATGAAAATGGTAGGAATATTGAAGTTGCATACTTCTTTGGTTGCCAATTTACTGGATTATCAAAGCATTATCCGCAACCACTAATCTATTCTCATCAAACACATAGACTTATTCTTCCGACAAAAGAGATGTTTATGTCTCTTGGTCGTGGTACAGTTTATGAAGAAACGATGGCGTATGAAGTAGATCATCCATTTTACTTTAAGAACTTTTGTTCTCTTCCAGTATTTTATTTTGTTTATAATACTGCAAATTATTATCACTTCATATATGATACGTTACCTTATCTTTACTCTTATTTTAACGAGAAGGAAATTCATCCAGAATTGAAACTTCTTATGAGTCCTCCAGAAGGTAAGGATGATTTATATCCCTTTGTTTGGGAATGCTTAGAACTTTTGGGAATAAGAAAAAAAGATGTAGTATTTCTTAATCCAGATACTTTATACAATACGGTTGTAGTTGGTTCTTCCTTGACTCATAATGGTCTTTCAAATACTCCACCACATTCAGGAGTATTTGATATTATTAACCGTATGAAGGGCGACTATCAAGGACCAGAAAAGATTTATGTTTCTCGTAGAACTTGGTTGCATAATAACTTTGATAATATTGGCACCAACTACACAGAGCGTCGTCGTTGCGTAAATGAAGATGAAGTCGCAGAACTCTTCAAGTCTCAAGGATATGAAGAAGTATTCTGCGAAAATATGACGATGAAAGAAAAGATTGGACTATTTAATTCTGCAAAATATGTTGCTGGTCCTATTGGGGGAGGTATGTGTAACGTAATCTTTTCTCCACCAGAAACTAAAGTCATTTCAATCAACAGTCCTTTATTCTTTGATGTCAATACTCGATTTGAGTATTCGATGATGAACACGCAACTTTATCACTTTAATGATACTAAGTTTGTTGAAAAAGTAGAAGAAAGTGTTGAAAGTGATAGTGCCCTTTCAATTTCTGGTGGTCTAAACTCACCTTGGAGAGTAAATCTAAATACCCTAGAAACTTTTATTAAATATGTCTGAAATACTAGATTTAGCACACGAAATTAGTGATTATACTATTTGTGGTGAAGGAAATGTTTCCATGCGTAAAAGCGAAAATACATTTGTGATTAAAGCAAGTGGAACAAGTCTTCATACATTATCCGAAGAAGATTTGACTTTATGTAATGTCAGAGGAGTTCAAATTGGACTCTTACAAAAGAAATCAAGTATCGAAACTTCCTTTCACGCTTGGATTATGAAAACCTTTCCAGAAATAAATTTTATTGCTCATACTCATCCACCTAATACAACGAAAATTCTTTGTTCTAATCAAATATACCAGTTTGCAAATCGTAGATGGTTTCCTGATCAAATAGTTAGAAATGGAACTAAGTCTTGTGTAGTTCCTTATGCACCTCCTGGGGAAGCAATTTTAAAATTAGTTGAGGAATATGTGTCTAGGTTTGTTGATCGTGAAGGATTCTTTCCAAAGTTGATTCTACTTCAAAATCATGGTATAATCACAGCATCTGCATCTAAAAAAGATTGTGCCGCTGCAACTTTAATGTGTGAAAAATCTGCCGATATTTTTGTCGGAGCAAAACTTCTAGGCGGGGTTAAGTTTCTTACTAGACAGGAAGTTGCTGATGTTGATACTTGCCCAAATGAAAATTATAGGAGAAATATGTATCAATGAAAGTCATTTATGTTGATATTGACGAAACCATTTGTCATCGGGAAACTTCTGTTGATTTTGGTACGACTCACGATTACACTAAAGCTAAACCCATAATAGATAATATTAAAAAGATCAATAAACTGTATGATGAAGGTCATACAATAGTTTATTGGACTGCTCGTGGATCCAGAAAGCAAATTAATTGGGAAGAACTAACAAAAAATCAACTTGCTGAATGGGGAGCGAAGTATCACGAATTAAGAGTAGATAAACCATTTTACGATCTATTCATAGAAGATAAAGCATTGAGGATTGAGGAACTGTGAAAATTATTTCTCATAGAGGGAACATTCGTGGTCCAGTTCCCGATAAAGAAAATAGACCCAGTTACATTGATTGTGCAATTGGAAATGGATATGATGTAGAGATTGATGTCCGATCAATTAACGGAGAATTGTGGTTGGGACACGATGAACCACAATATAAAATTGATCATAATTGGATTGATAAACGTAGACACTATCTTTGGATTCATTGTAAAAATTCAGAAGCAGCAGTTGAATGTTGGGCATATCATTCATTTTGTCATACTAACGATCCTTTTACTTATACTACAACTGGAAAAATTTGGTTACACGATCTCTCTATGAAGATTGATAATAATGTTATTATACCTCTGATTGATAGGGATGATATTGTTGGATTGACTGATACCACTTGTTTTGATAATGCTTTTGCTGTTTGCACAGATTACCCTTCTTTTGTATGAAAGATATATTTTTTATTGGTTATGATGCTATTGGAGATTATATTTCCAATAATGGAATGATTAGATTTCTTTTAGAAAAGTATAATAAAGTATATGTTGTAACTGATATCTGCGGTTCTTTTGTTCAATCTTTATTTCACGATAATAAAAATATAATTCCTGTCGGATTTATAGAATATCATGATAGATGTTTAAGTAAAGATTCTTTTGATATCATTGATACTAGAGTTGGAGAACTTTATTATCACGAGGGAAATTATGATGGAAATTATTACAATAAACTTAGAAAGATTGGAACAGCACTAAACATAGATATTGACGATCAAGAAATACCAGATAATGCATCGCAATTTTATGTTCATATGGGACTTCCTCGCTCAATGAGAATCGATAATTTTTATTTTGATCGATTAATTGAAGATGAGAATAACTTGTTTGAATCATTGAAACTTCAATCGGATTATGCTGCTATTTGTGATTATGACCCGTTTTATATAAACAAAAAATATGTCAATAGCAAATCGGTTGTGAATTTGCATAGACTATCTTCAAATTTTGTAGATACAATAAAAGTTATTGAAAATGCAAATGAAGTTCATTTAATTGAAAATTCTGTTGCTCTTTTTGTTTATCATTTGCAGTCAAAAAATCTAATGAAAAATGTTGAAGTCAATCTTCACGCATATTCTAGAACTGAATGGCACAGAAAATGTGATGGTCCAGACTGTAACAATGCATATCTAAATATGTTGTTAAAACCAAAACTGGATAACTGGAATGTTATTTGGTATGAAAATTAGTATATTAAATTTTTATGTTTGTAATTCCTTGTAAATACGATTCTCGTTCTCCAATATTAGATTCTATTAAGTCTATAACAGAAATTCACCCAACAGAAAAAATTGTTCTGGTTGATTCTGGATCCGAAGATAAGTCTTATTATAAAGATATGGAGGGATATGATAACGTAGAAATATTGGATGTATCTAATCCATATAGATTAATCGGAGCACTAAAACACGCATATCAAAAATATCCAAATGAAGGATATTATGTTTTAATGCACGATTCGGTATCATTAAAAAAATCAATTCAGAGTTTTATTGATTCTCTTGATAGAATTAAAGTTTTTATGCACTTCAGTTCTCCATTGAATACTTTAGATTCAAATATTAGGGGAGAATATATTCAATGGATGAATGATATATTTGAAAAAATTGATTATGTAAATGATGTCAATGGATATTTTTCTAATGATTTTTATGGTATATTTGGAACAATGGGAATATACTCAAATAATTTTGTAAAACTTTTGGATAGCAAAAAAGTATTAGAAAATGTAAAAGCAGAAACATTTAATCACGGACAATTTTCAGAAAGAGTAATTGGGTATATTTGTAAATCTGAAGGAATTGATATTTCTAGTAGTATTGATGGCGATGCATTAATGAAATGGAATGACATTCAAACAGATAATTTGGAATATATGAGAAAGAGGTTTTTATCAAGATGAAAAGAATTTTAAATTTAGTATTAGCTTGTAAAGAAGGTCATTATGGTCCTATAGATACTGCCGCAAAAGAAACTTGGGCTTCTGCATCTCCAGAAAATATTAAAACAATTTTTATGTATGGTGGAGGCGAAAAAATTTTTTGGGATGAAAATGATTCATTTTATGTTAATAGAAGAGAGTCGTTAGATATTTGTCCATATAAAACTCTTTCTGCTTATGAGACATTTTTGGAATCCGATTTTGATTATATCTTTAGATGCAATTCTACAGGATACTTTGATTTAAATCTTGTTAGTGAATTCGTAGAAGATAAACCGCTAGAAAATTTTTATTGTGGATGTCACGGAGAATTGAACGGAGTCGATTTTGCTTCTGGTAGCGGATACTTCCTCTCAAAAGATTTGGTAACAGAAATTGTTAAAAACAAAGAATTATTGTATAATTATGGAATGCCAGGTTGGTGTGATGATGTAATGATAGGAAAATTTGTAACTCAAGTTTTGGGAGTTCAAATTGATCCATCAGCAAAACGAATTGATTTAATTCCAGAAGATATATCTGACGATTTGGATATGTCTTATTATCATTATCGAATCTTAAACAAAGGGGATGCAAATTCCATATATCGTATTCATGAATTAAAATGCAAAAACCAATAGCAATATTTTCTAGCGATAGTAATCCAGATTACTCGGAGTTCTCTCCCTTAGTTTCTGAAATGTGGGAAACTTTGGGATTTGAACCATTTTATGCACAGATAGGAACAAAAGAGTTCCCACTTATTCCTGGAGTAGAATCATCTTTACAATCCCAAATTGTCAGATTATATGCAGCAAAACTATTCCCAGATAGAATAGTTTTAACTACAGATATTGATATGCTCCCGTTTGATCAAAATTATTATTGGTCAAAACTTCCGAAGTCTGATAATCAAGTAGTAATATATTCTTCCGATGCACACGAAGGTAAAAGATATCCAATGTGCTATCTTTCTGCATACGGTAAAGTTCTTTCTTCTATTGCATTAGATAATGAAAATGAAACTTGGGAAGAATTTGTTTTGCGTCTCAATTCCTTAGGATTGGGATGGAATACTGATGAATTATACATTACGGAAAGAATTGATAATTGTTCTTTTGATAAAGTAAAGTATAATAGAGAATGGGAATATGGAATGGCAAAGAATAGACTAGATAGAGTCTATTGGACAATGCGAGATATATCTTATATTGATGCACACTGCCCTAGACCATATTCAAAACACAAAGAAGAAATTGATCAACTGAAATCTCTAATTAAATTAAACTATATGAATATTCAACCTTTTATTTTTAACTGGAATAATCAATTTGATAAAACATTTGCGATTCAAGAATCTCTTTCTAAGATTTTCGATAAAGTAACAGTTATCAATAGTGATGATAATAACACTAGAGATGGTTGGATTGACTTGGGAGATGATGCATATTTCAGCGATCAATTTAGAAAAGCACTTGAATTGTTTGATGGAGATATCCTGATGCACGTTCAGGGAGATGTTTCTTATGATAATTGGGAAAAACTTGTAGAAGATGCAAGAACATATTTTGATTATTATGATGCTGGAATTTACGCACCAAATATTGATTATACTTGGTATTCTTCCGAAAATACTGATATTGATTCTATTCAAGCAGATCACGAAAATATAAAAATGGTTGCTTGCACGGATGAAACTGTTTGGTTTATTCGCAAAGAAATTATTCAGGAAATGACTACAAGAAATGTGGATTTCTCAAATAACAAAATGGGTTGGGGTTGGGATCTTGTTCTTGCTTCTATTTGTTTTGTTAATGGTCGTCCAGTGATTCGTGATTATAATCATACAATTGATCATCCTCCAGGAACAAATTACAATAAAGATATTGCAGGAAAAGAAATGCAAGAAGTCTGGAGAACTCTTGATGATGAGTTAAAAACTGCATTTGCACTTATTAAAGGTAGCAAATACGATAGAGAAAAACTAGCTGGATATTTTCAATAATGACAAAGATTATATCAATTAGTGTATGGGGTAATAATCCAGCATATTCTATTGGTGCAATTAAGAATGCTCAAATAGCAAAAGAATTATTTCCAGATTGGATCTGTAGAATTTTTGTTGATGGAACTGTCCCAACAAATTATGTTGAGGATATGCTGAAACTTCCTAATGTTGAATTAGCACAAGTGGAAGATGAATCTGTATTTGGAGCATTTTGGAGATTTTATTCTATGTTCCAAAACGATGATGATATTGTTTTATCTAGAGACAGCGATTCTAGACTGTCTGAAAGAGAAGTTAGATGCGTCAATGAGTGGTTGGAAAGTGATAAAAAGTTTTCAATTATTAGAGACCATTATCCACATTATGATTGGCCAATGCTTGCTGGTATGTGGGGAATGAAAGGTAGGATGGATGATGGTATTCTTTCCACTATGGAAAAATATGCAAAGCACCATTTTTATACATCGGATCAAATATTTCTAAAGGATATTGTTTGGAAAGATGCTGAAAATGATTCTATGATACACGGATTTCTGGAAGTAGATTGGATGATGGAAACTAGAGATAAAAATCATTTTATTGGTCAGGGATATAATGAAAACGATGAACCACTTTACAGTGGAGAAAAAACAGGAGAAAGAATAAGATGAATGATTTTTTAAGTGGATTTAATTTTGCTAGACAGTCTGATGTTATTTTTTCGGAAACTATTCCCGAAAACGGAACTCATAAAACTTATGTAAATGAAAATTTTGAACTGGATGATAAAAACATTCTTTTCTGTAAAATTGATTTAGTTCCTCTTCTCTTTGATACTTTGGGAGATGAGGAAGAAATTAAAGATATAAAATTGATAACACACGAAGGTGATTATGCAGTTGATGAAGAATTGTTTTCTGCTAAACCAAAATGTATTTCTAAATGGTATGCACAAAATGTAGATTATGATCATCCAGATCTGATTGCAATTCCAATTGGACTTGCAAACGATTATTGTCCAATTACTTTGAAATATGATAGTTTAGTGAAAAGTGGATCACCAGAAAAACTTTTATATGTAAATCATAGAATAGAAACTTATCCTAGAGATAGAAAGTGGATTTATGATCACTTTGAAACTAATGAATGGTGCTCTGTCGATCAACCAAATTTAACTTTAGAAGAATATAAATCTCAGTTAGATAACCATAGATTTATCCTTTGTCCAAGAGGAAATGGTATTGATACTCATCGTTTGTGGGAATCAATGTATCATGGTATAATTCCAATTGTAGAGAATAATATCTATTGTAAATGTTTGTCTGATCTTCCTGCTGTTGTAGTTGAATCGTTTAAAGAAGTAAATGAAGAATTTTTGAATAAGACACTTGAAGAATTTTCCAGTAAAACTTTCAATATGGATAAACTTAAAGTTAGTTGGTGGATTGAATCTATTAGGAACAATACTCTATGAAAAGTTTAGTTACTGGTGGAGCAGGATTTATTGGATCGAATCTTGTAGATAAATTGCTCGATATAGGTCACGAGGTCATTGTCATTGATAATGAATTCTCGGAGGCCCACGATCAATTTTATTGGAACGATAAAGCAAAAAATTATAAGTGCGATATTCGTGATTATGAAAAAACACGTCCTCTTTATACTGGAGTAGATTATGTTTTTCATCTTGCTGCAGAATCTCGTATTCAACCTGCAATTCTTAATCCAATTGAAGCGGTAAGCATTAATTCTGTTGGCACTGCAACTGTATTGCAGTGCTCAAGAGAATCTAATGTTGGGAAAGTTTTATACTCTTCTACTTCTTCTGCATATGGAATGAATTCATCTCCAAATGTAGAAACTCAACCAGATGATTGTTTGAATCCATATTCTGTTTCTAAAGTTAGTGGAGAAAAATTATGCAAAATGTATAATAATTTGTATGGATTAAAAACTATTAGTTTTAGATATTTTAATGTTTATGGAGAACGCCAACCTTTAAGAGGACAGTATGCTCCAGTTGTGGGTATTTTCTTAAGGCAAAAGAAAAATGGGCAAGCATTAACTATTATTGGTGATGGTGAGCAGAGGAGAGATTTTACTCACGTCAGTGATGTTGTAAATGCTAATATTATGGCTGCAATTTCAAACACTGAAGATGTGTATTATGGTCAAGTTTATAATGTAGGAACTGGAAAAAATTATTCAATTAATGAGGTTGCTGCACTTATTTCTGATGATGTAGAATATATTTCTCCCAGAATTGGAGAAACTAGAATTACTCTTGCAGATAATTCTAAAATCAAAAAAGTATTTGGATGGGAACCAAAAGTAAATTTAAAGGATTGGATTGATGGACAAGAATAAATCAGCATACAAATTGAAAAATTTCGGTCCAATATACTACTTGAATCTTGATGGGCAACCTGAAAGAAAGTTGTATATGGAAAAACAATTTGAGTATTGGGAAATTGAAAATTACACAAGAATCTCTGCTTACGATGGTAGAGAAGATGATTTAAGTGATATTATTAAAGGAAAGTATCCTGATATGGTTACTTCTGGTGAAGTTGGGTGTGTAACATCTCATTTGAAAGCAATTAAACATTGGTATGATACTTCCGATAGTCCTTATGCAATCATTATGGAAGATGATTGTAATCTGGATATTGCTAAGTATTGGGATTTTACTTGGGAAGATTTCATTTCTAGAGCACCATATGCTTGGGATGTGATTCAACTTGCTATTATTTGCACTGGTGATATTGTTGTTCCGATTCATAATAGATTTGTGAATGATTTTTCCACGGCTTGTTATGTAATAACGAGACATCATGCCGAAAAACTAATCAAAGCACACGTTCGTGGAGACAAGTATAAACTCGATAATGGTGTTAAACCACGTCCTGTTGCTGATGATTTAATTTATAATTCTGGTGTAACATATGCAACTCCTATGTTACTTTACAAAATTGAATTGGGATCTACGATTCATCCCGACCATATTGATGTATTCCATAGAAATAGTCACGATGGTATTCTTAATTTCTGGCAACAGAGAGGATCGGAACTTAGTTTGGAGCATATGACTAATTACGATCCTTATCTGGGTAGAATTACGGAACCATCTTCTTAAACTTCTTGACATAATCCTAAAGACAATGTTAAAATGAACACAGTCTCAAACAGAGACTAGTAAACTTAAATATGGGTTGAACAAACTTATGAAATCGATTATTCTTGCTACAACTGCTGCCGTTTTTGCTGGAAGTTCCGCATTTGCTGCTGGACTTGAAGGTTCTTATGTGGGTCCTGGAATTGCTGTAGGGACTACTCCTGATGCTTCTGCTGCAGCATCTATTGTAGGTCGTGTAGAGGCAGGCAATCTTCCTCTTTCTATTCGTCCTCAAGTGACTGTAAATACTCAGGTTGAAGGTGCTATTGGTGCTACCTATGATCTGGCTGTTGCAGAAAACACCAATGTTTATCTGGGCGGCGGTGCTGCTTTCGGTGATGCAGGTATTCTTACCGTTGATAATGACACCGTTGGATATATTCAAGTTGGTGCCGAAACTCAACTGGCAGAACATTCCGTTATTTTTGCTGATGTGAAGGTTGCTCTAACTGATGGAACTTCTGTCGTTCCTACTGTTGGTCTTGCCTGGAAGTTCTGATCTTCTAACAAACTAAGTATCATATGATACAGAGAGGGGCTTGACCCCTCTTTCTTTTTGCTATATACTATGTAAAGATTTACAACAAAGTGTAACAATGACTGTAACTAAAAACGAGTTCGGGCAAATGAATATGTTTGCTAAAGAACCTGCGATGTATATGACTAAAGAAGACCTTGAACGTTATGGTATTGAACCTTATGCTGAGAAAGCGGAGAAAATGAATGGACGTTGGGCAATGCTCGGTTTTGTTGCTGGTATTATTTCTTATACTATCACTGGCAACTTCTTCTTCGGCATCTTCTGACAATTGATTGACAATGCCTTCAATTATCTTTACAATTACTTCAGTTGCCTTTTTTGTTTTACTGGCAGCATCCGTTGAAAAAATTTGCGAGACTTACTAATGGCCACTTTTAATGTTACTCTCCAATCCCCTGATGGCACTGAAACTACTATTCAATGTGCCAGTGATCAATATATTCTTGAAGCAGCAGAAGAAGCGGGAGTAGATCTTCCCTCTTCCTGTAAAGCAGGTGCTTGTAGTGCTTGTGCTGGCAAACTCATTAGCGGCACCGTAGATAATGAGGAACAATCGTTCCTTGATGATGACCAGATTGCTGAGGGTTGGGTGCTCACCTGTGTAGCATATCCCACCAGCGACTGTGTAATTCTCACCGAACAAGAGGAAAATCTGTGATGAGTGAAGGTGCATGGTTAGGACAACTTGCTATTGCCCTCCAACAACTAAATTGGGATCGTGATGATGAACTCTCTGTTGAAATTGGTGGTGTAGCAGTCACAGGAACTGATACTAGTCCAAATGCAAATCCAAAATGGGCAAAACCATTTGGAACTGTATCTTATCAAAATGATGCTTTCATCGTAATTAAAAATAAATCAAGGAACCCAATTGTTCCTTCACAACCAAATCCCGAACTACAACAAAAACATTCTTATCAAGGAGAAAAACAATGAACAAAATTTTTACTGAAAAAGCAGAACGTATTAATGGTTGGGCAGCAATGATTGGATTTGTTGCTGCTACAGGTTCTTACCTTGCAACTGGGCAAATTATTCCTGGTGTATTCTGATATGATTAATATCTTTAATATTTTAGGAAAGGAAAAATCTATGGAGGTTAAAATGCGTAAAGAAAAATATCTTATTCCTCAAGTGGGATTTGTATTTCGTGAATCTGGAGAATTTGTTACTCGTTCTTCTTCCGAATTGTTTGATGGTAAGCGAGTAGTAGTGTTCTCACTCCCTGGTGCATTTACTCCTACTTGTAGTGCATATCAACTTCCTGGATTTGAAGAAAAGTATGAAGAATTCAAAGCACTAGGAATTGATGAAATTTATTGTATTTCTGTGAATGATAGTTTTGTAATGAATGCCTGGGCAAAAGATCAAAACATTCAAAATGTAAAACTTATTCCGGACGGAAATGCATATTTCACACGTTCTATGGGTATGCTCGTCACTAAGTCTAACCTTGGTTTCGGTGATCGCTCTTGGCGTTATGCTATGGTCGTGGATAACGGAGTCATCGAAAAACTATTCGTTGAGGATGGGCAACGGGATAACTCCGACACCGACCCTTACGAAACGACTACCCCAGAAAACATTTTTGAATATGTAAAATCTACAGTCCGAGAAACTGTTACTGCCTGAAAATAATCAAAGCGCCTAAAAAGGCGCTTTTTTTATAAATATCTTCAGTGTTTATATAGATAATCCATGACCCTAGCTCTTCATAACTTTTTTAAGTATTATGATGATAGCAATTCGAATCATGTTGCAGCGGTCCAATGGTTAGAAGACAATCTTCCCGCTCAATTCCTTGATGATTCTGAGACTGATTGGATTGAGATTTTTAGAACTAAACCCCCTACACCAGCAGTTCTAGCAGTTCCATATTTCAATCAAGTAGATAACTACAGAGATGCACATAGAACTTGCAACTCTTCATCGTGCGCTATGTGTCTTGCGTTCCTCAAGCCAGGAAGCATTAAAGGTGATGACGAATACGTTAAGAAAGTATTTGCGATTGGCGATACTACTGACCATGCGGTACAGACGAAGGTTCTTGCAGGTTATGGAGTTAAGTCACACTTTAGTTACAATCTTTCTTTTAATGATATTGATAAAAGTCTTGACGCTGGGAAACCTGTTGTTATTGGTATCCTTCACAGGGGTTCTCTCCAGATGGTAAAGGATACTTTATTAATGATCCATATGGTTCTCTCAATGATAACTATACTGGTCCTGTGACAAACGGTAAGAAGACCGTTTACACTAAAGCAGTTCTTAAGCACCGCTGGTGCCCAGGTGGCAACGATGGTTGGGGCAGAATTTTCGATTGATAGGAGAACAAACAATGGCACGTATCGATTTACACAACTTCTTCAAATTCTATGATGAGAAGAATCCTAATCACGTTAAGGCAGTTCAGTGGTTAGAAGATAATTTACCAGTCAAATATTTGGAAGATAATATTGATTGGGCGGAGATTTACAGAGGAAAAAAGACTAGTGCTGCACCAGCATCCACACCCGCTGCTGCAGCTCCTGTAACTGGTGGTGATGATGTTCCTCAGATGGGTATCAAACTTATCAAAGAGTTTGAAGGATGCCATTTAAAAGCATACCCTGATCCTCTCACAGGTGGTCTCCCAATCACCATTGGTTGGGGGTCTACTCGTAAGAAAGATGGGTCACACTTTAAGATGGGTGATACCTTAACACAGGCAGAAGCGGATGCACTTCTCATTGAGCAGTGCAAGAATGAGTTTCTTCCTGCACTTCGTAAAGTACCACACTGGAATGAGATGTCAGATGGAAAAAGAGGAGCTCTGCTCAGCTTTGCTTATAATCTTGGTGCCGGTTTTTACGGTGGCGATAACTTTAATACTATTACTAAACGCTTGAAGAATAAAGAATGGGATTTAGTTCCCGATGCGCTATTCCTCTACAGAAATCCTGGTTCAAATGTGGAAGCAGGACTTGCTCGTAGAAGAAAAGCAGAAGGTGAAGCTTGGAAAAAAGGTTAACCTCTATAAATAAAAACAGTGCACAGGAGCGTAATGGCCAAGTCCGCAAATAAGGGCAAAAAAGGTTCAACAGGAGGTCAAAAGAACTCCAAACAAAATCAGGGTAACGCTACTGCTAACAAAGCAAAGAATGGCGGAAAGAAAAAATGATTCCTCTAATTTTGGCATCACTTTTTACAGCAACTCCAATGGGTCCAGGACAAGTGCCACACTTTATGAGATCCTGTGATAGAATTCGTATTCATGATCCTAAGACAGAAACTAATTGGATTCTTTGTATCAATGGGGTTTATCAATTTCCTAAAAATGGTAGACCACAAGATAGAAGTTTGCCACAGCATAAACAACAACTGATTTAATCTTATGGAATTTATTGCGTTTCTAATTGTTGGTTACGTGGAAATAAGTCCAGGTCAATGCCAACTTGAATACTTAAGATATAACGATATACACTCGCTAGTAGTCCCGTGCCACGAGAATGGAACACTCCAGAGAGGGAGTGTTGGAATGCTCCAATCCATAAAATACTTAAAGCCATAGATCATCACACTCGTCTTTACTTAGAGACGGGTGATTTTTGGCATGAGGAACAGGCACAAATATTACGAAAGTATGTCAAAGATTTAAAAGTTTGGATACA